TTTTTTTTTTTTGTTTTCAAGAACTATTTTTCTAAAGGAGAATTACTAACAAATCTCAAAAGTTTCGTAATTTAAAAAGTTTTTTACATTTTTCTCTTTTTAAATTCTTAAAGGTCATATAGTTTTTAACTGATGATTGTTTTTACCTTCAAATAATGTCAAAAGAAGATAATTCTATGATTCAAGATGATAATTACGATCATCAAGAATATCAATATTTGAACCTAGTTAAAAAAGTTATAAACGAAGGAGAAAAAGAAATTGATCGAACTGGAACTGGAACAATAAGAATATTTGGTGCTTCATGTCGATATGATCTTCGAGATGGAAAACTTCCTGTTTTAACAACGAAAAAAATGTTTTTTCGAGGAGTTGTTGAAGAATTGCTTTGGTTTATGAGTGGATCTACCGATGGAAAATTATTAGAAGCAAAAGGAGTTAATATTTGGAAAGGAAATGGTTCTAGACAATATTTAGATTCTATTGGTTTGAATCATCGAGAAGAAGGAGATTTAGGTCCTATTTACGGATTTTCTTGGAGACATTACGGTGCTACTTATAAAACCTGCAAAGACGATTATACGGGACAAGGATTTGATCAATTAGTTGATTTGATCGAACAAATTAAGAAAAATCCTACCTCTCGAAGGTTGATTCTTTGTAATTGGAACCCTACGGAATTGAAAAACGTCGCGCTTCCATGTTGCCACGTAAATGCTCAGTTCACGGTTTCCAAAGATAAAGAATTGAGTTGTATCATGTATCAAAGATCCTGTGATATGGGATTAGGATGTCCTTTTAACATTGTATCTTATTCATTGTTAACTCATATGATTGCTCGAATTTGCGGATTAAAAGCAAAAGAATTTATTCATATGATTGGAGATTGTCATGTTTATCTCGACCATATTGAACCATTGAAAACTCAAATAGAAAGAAAACCTTATCCTTTTCCAACAGTCGAAATTGATCCAACTTTGAAAACACTCGATGACTTTGTTAATTTATTCAAGAAAACTAAAACAGAAAAAGATTTGGAACCCTACATTCGATTAAATAACTATCAATCTCATGCAGTTATCAAGATGAAGATGTCCGTCTGAAAACAATAAAGATCCAATTTTTATCATTCAAAAGCGTTTGTTTTTTTTGGTGCCTTCGTAAAAGGAAGAATAAAGAGAGAAAGAAATGAATAATGAATTAAGCGATGAGAAATGGGTTGAAATAGCAAGAGATAAGATGGGAATTTCTATAGAAGATAAACCAGACGTAGAAACCCTGTATAAGGTTAAAGAAATGAGCCAATTGGCTAAAGAATATGTAAAAACGAAATCTCCTGAAGAAAAAGAAAGAATAAGTGATGTATGGATTCAATTTCATAGCGATTTAGTCGCGAAGTATTCAAAGAGATCCTTTTCAAGAACAGTAACAATAACAAAGAAAACAAAAAGACAAAAGATAAAGAAGTGAAAACTGCTTTAATTGTTTTTGATACAATAAATTTCAATGATAACAGAAAGTTTGTTTAATTTTCTTTAATCTATCTTGGCAAGTCCTTTTGATGAATAGTTTCCAAAGTGTAAAGCATGTTTTCTAAAATTGTCGGACTTTGAATTATCTTTTTAAACCAACTCATTTTGGAAATCTCTTCTCTTACTTACAAATTAAAGCAACAAATAAAACCTACTTACTATTGTCAATGTGTTCTTGGATATCCATTTTTATTTTTCAATGCTCTTCTAAAAAAACAAAACCAGAAAACTTTAATAAAGCACTTGGGGCGTCCATAGCTCAATGGGAGAGCAAATTCAGTGAAGGAATTTGACCGAGGATCGAAACCTCAGATGCCCACCCTTTTTTTTTATTATGATAAACGATTCATAAAAACAACGAATGATACAATACTTTTTATTTTAAATTACCAAAACCTCAAGTTATGAAAAACATACGTACGAATACATACGAATAATCAAAGGTTTTCCATAGAACAAGTGGATAGTAAGAACAAGTTTTTTCTATTTCGTTCAAAAGAAAGGATACAAGAGGACAAAATAGTTGATAAAAGTTTTTTTAACAAATCATTTGAAAGAGGATATATTGAACAAAAAAAGAAAAACAAAAATGTCAACTACAACTCCTTCGATTATAAACGATGAAAACGAACCAAGATTAGTAAAAAGACAAAATGCAGCATTATCGATTATTTTGATCGCGATATTCTCAGTCATCTTCATTGTTGGAATTATCTTGTTAATAGTTTTTATTGTTGCTCCACAAGGAAATCAATTAGTTAACAAACCTTATCTTTCATCTTCGGGTGTACCAGTAGTTACTTATTTTCATAATATGAAATTACTACCTCGAGCTGTTCAAAATATACCACCAGGAGATGTTTGTGTAGATCAAGCTCAATGTGTTCCAGGAAGTTATTGTAACGCAAGTGGACTTTGTCAAGTTGGAACATTAACAGGCAATAATCAAGTCTGTGCAGAAAATAATGATTGTGGAGTTGGAAATTACTGTGGTGGAGGAAATGTTTGTGTATCTGGAGTTGGTTGGACAGCCGGGGGACCATGTATCAATGATAATAATTGTGCGTTAGGATTTCGATGTGATGAATCGATATGTGTTGGAGTAGCTCCTGATCCAGTACCCGATGCTTTTACAACTGTAGCTGTTTATAGAATTTCATCTACAACTCCAGCTCTCCATGTTACTGATTTATTAACACCAAATGCTGATGCTTCTATTTTTAATGGTGGAAAACCAGTTTGGTTTGGTTGTGGAGAAACTGGAATCAATCGAGTTCCCGTTTATTTATGGTTTAATTCCACTCTCAATGATTACATCTTTTCATTATCTGATTTGATTCCTTTTAGAACGGGAACTGCTGGTTATATAATACAAAATTCAGGAAATCCTGTAATGTACGTTTTTACCATTCAATACCAAAAAACCGTTCCCATTTACATTTTACAAGGATTTCAATTAGCCAATCAAACTAGATATCATGTTTCTGAACCTAGTAGAACCGCTTTACCTACAGATCAGTTCTTAGGAAGCACCATGCTTTATGAACAAAATGCAAACATAAATGTTACAAACTCCTTTTTAGGATATGCCTTTATTCGAGAACAATAATAATAATAAAAAACCAATCTTGTTCATTTCTTTTTAGATTCTATTATTGTTTTTCTTTTTAAGAAATTTAAAGATGCCTTTTATCGTGAGAATTCAGTCTAGCTCCGATCGAGAAGGAAGAACAGTTGATAAATATGTTTACGCTAATTTCGATTTAGCATTTGATCAAGTGTGTGAAGATGTAAAAGATACAGTTATGCCTTGGATAGAAACACTTTTTATGAGTGAGACACTTCTTAAAATCGAAGATAACATGGAAATGCGAGATCTTTTAAAAGATGAATATCTTGATGAAAAAGAAGTTAAAGTTGCTCAATTTACACAAGCTGAAGGCCGAGGTTTAAATACAACCAAATGGTTCATTCGAGAATTACAAGACTACAAACTTAAACAGAATTCTAATTATGAAAAACCTGTAGAAAACGAACCATCAAAACAAGAAGTTTTACAATAAACAAAATTTTTATTATTACACAAGATTAATGTTAAACTTTTCTTTCATCAATTGTCGAGCTATAGAAGCAACTTTTGAGTTTTGAACTATGATTGCTCTTGTATAGGCAGCCCTGATGCCTTGTTCAGTTGGTTCGCTAGATTTTATTTTAATATTTGATTTTGGACAAATTGGATAAGTTAAGTTTTCAGGATCTAAGAAACATGAAGGTCCACAAACTTTTAACATTTTCAATCTATCCTTCTTTGTTTTTGGAGCTAAATCTTTCCAACTCTTTTTCTTTGTAGTCTTTTTTCCTTCGCTCTTTGGCATTCTTCACTCACTTAATTTTCAGTTTCTAAAAACCAAAACAACAACTTCCTTTTAAAAAAGTCAAGTCTGTCTCTAACACTTTAAGCAATTGTTTTTTAAAAAAGAGAAAGGATGAAGGAAATAGAGCTCGCAAAGCTCTACTTAATGGGAGAACTAAGAGCGGAATTCAGAGAAGAGAAATGGTTATCAAACTTGATAGATTCTAAAGTTATACCTATTTCTACGTTAAAAGACAAGAAGAAAGAGTTAACGTTTGATAAAGTAAAATTTATGGATCAACTTCCTTCGAGTTGGATGAGTAAAAAACATTGGATAGTTTTATTATCTGGAGGAATAGGAAGTTCGGCGAGTCTATGGAAACTAATTAACCAAAACATTCCTTTTCGATGTTTTCATTTTGAAAAATCGTTTTTCAGTAATGAAGTTGAATCGAAAAGAAGAGTAGCTGTAGCAGAAATATTCTTACAATCAAAAGGTTATAATGGATCACCATTATGGATCAAAAATCAAGGAACTGAACCTTCTATTTTGTTATCTACTTATCCGTTCTTTTCCGAAGGATTTATAAATCTTTGGAACAAAGAAAAAGACGAATATGTTAAAGTTTTAAACAAGGATTTACACAAGATAGAATGGACTCAAAGACAGCGTATTGCATGGATTATTGCCAGAATAGAATTTATTATTAAATCAAACAATGCTGATCCATCACAAGTTGTTTTAGTTTGGGGAAACGTACAGCCAGAAATCGAATTGATTAATAACTTATGTAAAGAAAATGGAATTTCTAACCTTTTGTTTTTCCGTGATCCTTGTTCTTCCATTTTATCACTTGCGGATTGTGAAACAAGAATGGAAAATGTTTATCAAATGTACAAAGAAAGCGCTTTTATTACTTTTCAAAAACCAATGTTTCCAAGAAGGTGTTTAAACCTCTTTTGTTCATGTCAGAAGAACGAGTTTTTACAAACATCAGAAGATGAAAATCATAGTGATGTTAAAACAATTATGAATTCAAAAAACGAAACACCAATTAATAATGATGTTATTCAGTACCAAATAGCCAACAAAATTCCTCAAGTATGGTCTAGTTTTCATCCTACAACCTTTGCAAAACATTGTGATAAATGCTTTCGTTGTAAAGAATACAAGTCATGGCTTAAAACGGTTTTAAAACATGTTCCTTCTATGGTTTGGGGAGATCGAGAAAGATATAAATTATTACCTGTTGTTCCTTTATCCTCTAAACAAAAATCAGAAAAATGGATACTACCCGGAAGAACATTTACTCCTGTTTTTAAACAGCCTTCGATTCATATCCTACCGTGGGAAAAAGAGAAAGAAACTACCAAAAAGAAGGATAAAGAAGAATCCAAAACGCAACAAAAAAAGAACTCAAAAAAGAAGAATAAAGAACAAGCTTCTAATCTTCAAGCTCTGATTATCCAAGAAGAATTAAACAAAAAACAAACAGTTACTGATAAAAGTTCAACGTTAGAATTTGATTCTAAAGAAAACGAAGATGAAGCCATTTTATTAGCTTTAGAACACCACGCAGAAGAAGAGGAAGATGACGAAGAAGGAGAAGAAAAACTAAACAAACTAAAAGACGATGAAAGTGATGAAGAAGATGAAGAAGGAATTATGGATGATGAAGACGAAACTTTAGATAGTTCAGAAAAAAAGAATTCAAAAAAAGCAATTCTAGATGATGACGAACTTTTAGATGAAGAAGGTGAAGCAAATGAAGAAGACGAATTTGAAGAAATAGATGAACTAGACTTTACAGAAAATAACGATGAAACTGAATATCAAGATGATGATCATTTTGATGACGATGATGATAACGATTAAAAATAAAACTTTTCTTTTATTCACTTGCTTGTCTTTCTTTCGTCTCTAACAAACCCTCTGTAAACCTTTCTTCTAATCTTCCTTGCATGCGTTTCTTTGGTCTGTTTTGTCGACATCTTCATGACAAGTCCGTGACATCATGACGAACCATGTTGCTTGCATACTTTCGACCATATTGTTTCTATCTTGTATACCTCTTTAAATCATCTTTAAACCATCTTCTTTACAATGTCTAAACCATCTTGTAACCATCTTTGAAAACGATGAAATCGTCATTCTTTTAAAACGATTGAATGCATTGATTGAAGCAATCAATCGATTGTTTTAAAAAAACAAAAAACAAGAGGACCCAAAAGGAGGAGCTTCTCAAAAGTCCTTCTGCTTTTTTTAAAAAAACAAAAAAGCTCAATGGTGTACCTCGTCGGAGAACATCGATTCAATCAATCGCTTAATGCTCTTAATCCCTCTTAATTAATTGTTAAAAACTAGGAATTAAGCGGACGTTGATGACTTTAAGCAACTAAAACCAAAATTTTCATAGAAACGATGAATGGAAGTGAGTTTAAGAAGTAGTTGTGTAGTTTTTATTAAACCGCTTTTGAAAACAACTTGAATAAAAAGGAAACGATTGTTTGTAATCTTTCAGTGTTTTGAAGTTAAACTTTTCTTTTTATTAATTTGATTGTGATTAAAACAAGTAATTAGAAGAGCAAGGCTCATAACTAATTGTGATTACAAGTAATCGCGTCAGCTCCAAGGGCACCATATTTATCTATTGCTTGATTGTCAAGATACCAGCCTCTTCCGTGACATCGGTTACATTCTCTTCTTTTAAAGACATTCATAGTTCCCATCTTATACGCTAGAGAATGGGTAAAGACAAAAGAAGCGGCAAAATACAAAGGATTCTTCGTAAAACTTTCAAAGTTTAATAAACTATTCATCTCTTTCTTATGCTTCCTTGGTTACTTTTGACGGTGAATTTGTGAATGTAAAAACTTTTCTTTTTTACACTCGTTAGTAACATTTACTTGGATGCTTTCGTACTAACCTGCTAGTTCTTTCTTTAAAAAAAAACGTTTTATTCTTTTAAAAATAAGACAACAAATAATGGAGGACGATAAAGTATCTTGTGTTGATGTTTATGGTTTTGGGGAGCTTGCTTCACAAAAATACGATAAGGGATGTATTTTACCTTTTTACATTCCGCGTATTGCTTCTCATTACTTTGTATACTCTACTCAGGTATTCTAAAAAACCAACAACTCTTTATTCATATATTACTTAGAAAGAACAAGTGTTCTCTATCTTTGTTAAATCACCAATCGAACATTGGACGGAAAAAGATGGATTTTATTTGAAACACTTTGATATTTTATATCCGTTAAAGTCTATACAAATCGATGAATCCATGTTTAAAGTAAACATACAACTTGACAATACAAAAAAAAACTGCTTATATGAATTGGTCTATAAATCCGATCATGAGTAATGACTTTATATGTTTTATAAATTTACACGATTTAGAATTATTATTTTACCTATTACAATATCTTGGAATCTAGGATTGGATCATAGTTTATTTTGCTTTGGAAACTTGTATTCATCGGTTGAGAATTTCCTTACTCGATGTTTTATACAAAAAGATTTCAACTTGGGAAACATAGATTTATCAAAAGTCGACGATGGCTTCTTTTTCAAAATAACAAGCAATCTGTTTCATTCTTTTTGCTTTGTTGCTCGATCTTTGGGATCGAATCCAGAAGAAAGAGAATACTTGTTCTATAAAAACCCCTCCTTCTTTCAAAAGATACATGTTAATTTTTGGAGAACCGTTCTTCAACAATCAAACTCTTCTTCTTTACTCAATTTGTGGAAACGATTTTATGATTTCAAAGATGTATTCGTATGTAGCTCTTATCGCTGGTGTAATGGGTAATCCTTTTGTTCTTTTTGATAATAACAGTTACTCAGAGAAATTGTAGATTTCATAACAAAAGAGGATTCAGAATCGCTGTTATTACAGAAAGAAGAAGGAGAAATCTTCTTTTTTCGTTATATTTGTTCTTATCAAGGCTTCCAAGATCAAAAACAAAAAGTTGGACTTATTGGAAAGAACAAACACAATCAAATCGTTTATGACTATGTAGATTCCAAAACTCTCTTATGTAACTGGTTTTTGTTTTTGAATCATCTTTTGTTTAGTTGGAGGAGGATATAATTGGTCAAAGTTTACTACGAATGGAAAAGCGTTTCAAATGTTTTTATTTTTAAAACAAAAAGAAAGAACGAGCAAGTTTAGATTAGGAATAGAAATGATTCCTCTTTGTGGTTTATTAGAACCTCGATCTTTTGGATTAGTTTCTATCCAAATCTTACCGTTTAAAACCATTTTAGAAACCCAATTGTGTTCTGATTTAAAAGCGTTTAGAGATCAAGTTAAAAAACAAATAGAAATTGCTTTTAACATTGATCTCGCTTATAAACAAATCTACTTTTTAGATGCCGATTTTTGTGCTGTTACTAATCTCAAAGAAGAAGTTCCTGTATTCGTAACTTGGATTTGAATTAAACTTTTATAATTTAATAAAGAATGAATGTTAACAAAAAGATGTTTGTTGTTATCATGTTTTATTCATCTATGTGATACAAAAAAAAGAATGGTTTATAAAGCTGCGAGTTTTATTAATTCTGGATTGTCTTTGAGGGTTTGAAGAGCTGTATCTTGAAGAGATGAACTAGATGAATCTTCTTGAGTAGTTGGCTTATTGTTATTTGTGGTTGATGGTTTCTTTTTATTTGGACCTCCTTTCTTTGCGAATTTATCAAAAGGAAACTTTTGCCATAAAGCAAAGAAAATCACGGCAATAATCACAATGATAATAATAACTAGAATAATTCCTAAAGCAATGTTGGAACCAGCTTGTGAATTCGCAGAAGCATTTACATCATTTGCGATTTGATTGGTAATGTTTGCAACGTTTGAAGAATCAAAAACGCATTTACTATAAAATTCTGAATTCTGATTTAAGGTAGCTCCAATCACTTGATTGCTATCTCCTGTAATTGTAATTCCTTGAAATACAGGATCATCTGATGTACATTCTTGTATAGCCGAAAGAAAAGTATTGTTTAAAGTTTCATTAATGATACTACTAAAGTTTGCAGATTGAGCAAATGCTAAACCAATCACAAATTCAGATCTTGCATTTGCATCACTTGTAATATTGTTTGTAACATCGTTTAATAAAGCTAATTGATTTTCTGTTTGACCAAAACAACTAAAGTTTACTCCAGTATTTTGATTTAGAAATACGTTTTGTATTACGTTATTATCACCACTTATAGTAATGGCTTGTGTAATTCCAAAATTCTGTGAACATCTTTGAACACTTTCGAGAACAGTGTTATTAAAAGTTTCTGTAACTTGTCTTGTTGCTACAATACTTTGACTAAATCCTATTCCCATTTCGTAAAACAAAAATTTCCCTCTTTTCTCTATCTACATTTTTGAACGATTTCTTTTTTTTCAAAAGAGAACCTTCTTCCCATCCTTTATTCGATACAACTAAAAAAAACACCCAATACATAATGAAAGACTCTTTTTATTGTTAATCGTAATGGAAACAAAATAGTTCTTTGTTTTCATAAAGCGTCGATACATGAATGAACAGAGTTACAAAAAACTCTATGACTTATTTTCCATTCTAAAGAAGGATTTTGTATTCTTTTCTTCCAAAAATCGATAAACCAGAATTTACAAGGTTCTGTATCATCTTTATCATTCCATAGATTTTTAGTAATTATAGAGTTTGATAGTTCTGTATCAAAATCAATGGTTTGAGGAAAGATTTCGATAGGTATCTGACCAAGTAAACATAACATTGCAGCGCAATCTTTTTTCGTTCCTTCAATCGATTGTATAATAGCATCCATCATATTATTTGAATTTAAAATCATGTTTTTATCTGGAAATTTTACTTCGGCTATAGATGGTTTATCATCCGAAAAAAATACATGTCTCATAGAAGAAGATAATAAACCTCCAGACTTTAACAAAATCATACAATGATTAAACAAGTGTTTGTTTTCTTTCATAACTTTTGATCCTAAAATCGACATTGTAGTTTTAAACAAATCTCTTTCATCTTCATCGTTTAAATAAATATCTTCAAAGTCAAACACTTGATCTTCTGTTTCTGCTTTAATCTGCCATCCTATAATCTCCGAAGGTGGAACTACATCTTCATTACAAACTACTATAGGATACAAAGTTCCAAATCCTTCTTCTGTTTTTATAACTACGTTCTTATACATCCTTCTTGTTTTGTTCTTCTTTGGTTTTGTTTTTGATTTTTGTAAAGCGTAAACGTTTGTTTTTCGATATGATAAAGCAAAGGAATGAATGATTCGGAAAATTTTAAGCTGAGTGACTTATAGAATCTTTTGAAAAAGGAAAGCAGATTCAAAGCAAACGGTTTTCTTTGAAAAGATAAGAAAAATAAATGGATAACAGTTTTGTTATTGGAGATGTATTTCAAATCGATTCGAAATGGATTAAAGAAAGCAGAGAGCTTTTGATTAAAATGTTATCTGAAACCGTGGATATTGATTTTCCAAAAAAGGATGGAAAAGATTTTGCTTTACGGTTTTATCAAATGACAAAAGAAGAATATAATATGTCTCAGAGCTTTTGTTTCAAAGCAATCTTTGATAACTTTGAAGCCTATTGTTACGATTCTAGAATGCTTTTAAACGAACGTTACCTTACCTTTGATTCACAAGTTTCGTTTTTACCTATTATATTATCTGGAAAACGATGGGATAAAATCAACCAAATGTATGGAGCTGTAATGAAAAAGGTTTTAAAAAAGGATCCAATCACTGGAGATTACGTAAATGGAATATTTCTTTGGCCCTTGTTTAACGAAGAAAGAATGGCTTTATTCAGAAATGCTAATACAAAACCAGTTATTTGTATGAAAGCCGATACATTTGAGTTAAAGTCAGAATTAAATCATCCAAGTCTTTTTAAAGATGTTTTACAATACGTAGATAAATCTCCTACAGAACGATTCTTTCCAAAGAATAATTCTACATCACAACTTAACCAAGAATTAGATGAACAAGATAAAAAACAAATCGACGAAACATGGATTGCTATTCAAAAACGAATACTATCACAAATCACAACTTTCAAATTAACTCAAGAAGATTGGGATTTATTCCAAGCAAAAGCGAAACCCATGTTTATTTCAATGCTTCATCAAGCCGAAGAAACACAAATCGTTGGTTCCCTATTGTTAGCCTTTATGATGGATTATTATCGTAGTTAAAAAACCAATAAACTTTTTCTTTCTTTTAAAAAAAAACTCTGTTGGATGGACAAAGCTGTTTGTTTTGTTCTAGTTATTACCTCGTTTCTTTGGTGGGGTTGTTTGACTCTTATACTTGTGTTATTAACTATTTTATTACCGCAATCAATCCAATTATCGAATATAGAAACGTTGAAAGGAATAATCATTTTAATACTCATTCCATTTCCAGCAATTTGTTTTTATCTATTTGTACAATCATGTATCTCTTGTTGTAAAAAAGACAAAACAAAAGTGATCGAAAGACATTCATTATTACAAGTCATAAACCATTCGAATTCATCTTTGTGGGCTAAAGAACTATCAAACATATGATAACAAGAATAAGTCTTTTATTAATCGACAAAATAAACAATTAGGATTGGATTTGGGAAAAGTAAACGGGTTCATTATCATCTTTTTGATATTCGATGTAATGAGGGTCAGAAGGAATGGGAAGAATAGGATTTTGTTTTGATTCAAATTCCTTAAGAATAGAAGTAAAATCAGGTCTTTTGGAAGGATCAGAATTCCAACAAGATTGAATAATAGAATCTATCCAACTTGGACAGTTTTCGGGGCTCGATAATCTAAAACCTTCTTTTACTTTTTCAATGACTTCGGCGTTGCTAAGACCTTGGTAAGGCAATTCGGCAAAAGAAAAGATTTCCCAAAGAACGATTGCAAAAGACCAAACTTCAGAGGCAGGAGAATAAGTAGAGCTCATAATCACTTCTGGAGCAGCCCAACGGATAGGAACAGCGGTTTGTTGGCTAGATGTATAAATAGGATTAGCTTCCATCTTTCTTCCTAATCCAAAATCGGCAATCTTTAAAACAACTCTAGTATCATTTAAAGTAACTAGAATGTTTCTAGCGGCAAGATCTCTATGTAAGACTTTTTTAGACTCTAGATAACACATTCCTCGTAAAACTTGAAGAGACATGTTTTCTAAATCGGAAACTTGAAGAGATTCTTTGTTTATGGCCAAGTATTTTCCGAGGTCGCCCTTAGAAAGATACTCTATGACCATGTAAAAGTTATTGTCGCAAGTTAACAGCCCATAAAAGGTTATAATGTTTGGATGTTGAAGAGATTTCAAAATAGAGGCTTCTTGAGCTATGGAGGTTTTATCGTGGCTAGATACGGATTTTAAGGCTACTTCGTTTCCATTCCATTTTGCTCTAAAGACTTGACCAAAGTTTCCGCTTCCTATCGATTCTTGAATTTCGATATCTTTTTGGTGAATCCATAAATCAGGATTTTGAGCCAATTCTAACATTGATCCTCCAAAGGCCTTGGTTTCTATGTCTTCTCCCTTCCCATAAAACTCGGCAGGTCCTCGAGCAATTTGCTTCAATTTTCTTGGTAGATAAACGATTAAGAATATGATACAAAGAAAAGGAATAATTCCAAAAAGCCCAAAGAGACCAAGTAAGGAATTATTCAGATTTGTATCAATATTCGGAGCTTGTACATCAATAGTCAAAGAAGAATCCACAGAGTCGGTAGTCGAAGTAGCAGGATTTTGGTTCGTCGGATTTTGGGTAGTAGTAGATGTGGGATTTTCGGTGGTAGGAGGATTTGGATTTTGGGTCGTTACGGAGAAAAAAGTAGGGCAAGGCAAAAGGCAAGTATATTCTATACGGGCTATACAAGTTCCATAGTTACAAGTTAACGACAGAACGTTTCCTCCGACGTCTAAACTTCCGTTACAAGGAAATTGTATTTGTCCAATATTGACAGACGCTTGGACGGAAGGAATAGGAAATGGATTGTTAGATATTGTTCCAGAAATGCTATCATATCCCAATCCTTGATTGGCAATAAAAAAGTTGGATGCGTTAAAATCGATTTTCAATCTTTGTCCAAAAAACATTTGGGTACAAGCAGAACATCCAACATCTAAGGCACATAACGTCGTCGTATAATTGTACGTTCCAGTAGGAATAAAATCCCTTTTTTCTAAACAAGAAACGCCCAAGACGAATAAAAGAATGATAAAAAACATGTTGTTTGCTTTCTTTTTCTCATTCAAAGAATGAGCTGCCCAGTCAATCACGTATCCTTAGTAATTCTCAAAACTCAAATAATCTTAGTAAAAGTGAACTACTAACTTGTATCTCGCAATAAAGTTTTTTATTAACATCGTTGTTATGAAAACACATTTCAGAAAAAAAGACAAAGTAGTTTTTATTTTGATTTAGCATCAAACAAAAGTCTTGCAATGGTTCCTTGATTTGTTTCTTCGAGCTTAAATCCTTTAATAACAATTGATTTCATTTCGAGTTTAAAACCCAAATCTTTAGCGAGTTGTACAAGTGCTTTTTTAATTTGATCCGAGTTTTCAAAAATAGCGTACATAATGTCGCTTGTTTTAATGATTTTTGTTGAATTGGTTTCTGGATAAGCAATAATATAAAGGTCATCCAAAGCAGCAATTCCAGTATTATCAACATCAAGTCCTGCAACCAATGGCAAAGAGTTTAATTCAACTATAGAAGCATCAAGTCCTGAGATATTCTTCTTTTTAAAGTTGGTTTTAATTGAACTAAACTTTATGGGTTTTTTCGCGTTTGTAACAATAGCAAAATAGTCTTCATCTTCATTGTACAACAAACCATCTTGTTCAATAAAAGGATCTTTTTTAGACTTTTTCTTCTTTTGTTTTTCAGAGCTAGATGGTTTTCGTTTCTTTTGTGATTTAGTTTTTGGAGATTTTGATTTAAGAGGTTTGTTTTTAATGCTCTTTGATTTCGACTTACTCTTTGACTTTTTAACTTTTTGTTTTTTACCAAGAAACATTTTGTTAAGTTCTACACTTCTTTCGATTTTTATGATGAAGTAACTACGTAACTTTTTCAAAGACATTTTTTGGATCTTGGCTTTTGAAAGAGGTTCATTTAATGAATCTATGTTCTTAATTAAGATCTTCTTAAGCTCTTCTTTTTCGGCTTCTGATTTAGTATTCTTTTTGGAACCTTTCTTAGATGGCATTCTTTAACCGCTTTGAATTAAAACTGTATTTAACTATGATAATACTAGTCAATAAAAATTTCAAACACAACTCTTTATTTGTGAATCAGAAAATGAAACATAAACTCTCGCTTGTTTTTTTTTTGTGTTAGTTCTTTCGTTTCTTGGAATTAGGAATATAATCAAGTACATAGCCTTTTAAAACAACTAGCCAGATGTAGAAAGATTTCTTTGCTATCGTTTTGGTAACTAATTTCATAGAATGTATTTCTATTTTTTGTTCTTCATCAAGTTGAAGTGAATCATCATTTAGTTCTGATTCGATCTCAGCGATAATAGTATCTTTCCAGCACTGTACTTCTTGTACGGCGTCTTTAAGAATAATAGACTTTGATCCTTCGTCACAAGAAAAATTCATATTATAATGATCATTAGATCTATAGTCCTTTTTGTAATGATAAGGAATAAAGACAAAAGAAAACTTTCGACTTTCTTCATTGTCGATGACTCGATCAAAACCTACAACTGATTTGACTTTTTCTTCATCGTAATTTTCCAAATAAACAGAATCTCCTTTTTTTGTTAAAAAGAGAATAGAACCATCGTTGGAATAAGGTAATCCATCTTTTAAATCGTACTCAACTTTAACGATTTCTTCTTGTTCATCTATTTCTGTTTCGGAATCAGAAGATAAATCTCTCTTTAAATCTTCTTTGTTTTCTTCCAATAAACTCATCTCTTAACAACTTTAAATACACTTACGAAAGCCACTCTTACTACCGACTTTTTTCTTATTATGAAAACGAAAAACGAAATAAGAAGGAAAAGTTAGTTTTTTTTATACGAATGTTTGATTTATGTTTTTATTACTTTAGTTTATTCATCGTCTTCATCGTCGTGGTCATAGTCTTCAACGATCTTTGAGTTTTTAGATTTAGATTTGGACTTTTTAACACTCTTGGAAGCGGATCTTTTCACTTTTTTAGGTGATTTGGATTTTGATCGTTTGGGACTCTTCGATCCAGATCTTTTCATTCGTTTAGGTGATTTAGACTTTGATCGTTTAGGACTTTTAGAAACAGATCTCTTTCCCTTCTTAGTCACTTTGGTTTTAGATCGCGATTTCTTCTTTTTAATAGATTTCAAAGGTTTCTTTTTAATGTTGGAAGTCTTTTTAGCCGAACGTGATTTCGATTTAGATAAAGCTCCAGCTTTTCGAACAACTCCTTTCTTAAATTTAAGAGTCTCTAAACCTTCTTTCTTTGAAAAATATTTGCATAACGCAGCTCTCTTCATTTTTCGAATCTGTCCAACAGTTTTCTTTTCTTTAAGTCTTTTGATGTTTTTGATAATCTTATCTTGCATCTCTTTTGTAGTAAAATTGAGGCCATCTTTCTTGGCTTTTTTTCCGCAGCTTAAAACTTTAGGCATTTTTCAAAGTAAAATTTCCTTCTTTAATAAACTCTGCTATTGATTAAACCTCAAAATATTTACAAACACAACGCTTTGGAAAGTTATCAAATCATTTATTTTTATAAAAGATAAAAAAAAGAAGATAATGTTTTTATTTGCGTTAATCTTCTCCTACAAGAAAAGTAATCAACCAACGTTTTTTGTCTTTTCCTTTGATCGTACTTTTAGTTTTTCCAATCGAATAAACTTCAATTGGTTTTTTACCCAATCTTAATTTTTGTTCTTTATTCAATGCCTTGAAAGACTTTTTTATCCTTTCTTTGTAAACTTCTATGTCCATCAAAACAGATAACAAAGTAGGTTCTGATTCATCATCTATACCAGACAAATAAAGGTCATCTTTTTCATCATATATTTGATAATCCAAACCATTGATTCTAAAATTATAAACAAATTTATCATTGTCTTTAGCTACTACTTTATTCGCTCCTGAAACATCTTTTTTATTTATAACTTGCTTAAGTTTATCAAGATAAATGGGTTTTTTGTTTTTTGTAAGAAACAGGATCTCTCCGTCTTCCGATACTCGAGGACTAGGAGATATCTTACTAACAGATTTTGATAATTGAGATCCAGGAGATTGAGAATTACTTTTCTTTTGTTTCTTTGAACTTGATTTCTTGGGAGACTTCTTTTTAATGATTTTGTTTTTAATATTCTTTGGTTTGTTTGTAGATTTTTTACTCTTTGTTTTTTTAACCAATTTCATATTAAACTTTAGAGTTGTGTTATTCTTCGTAACAAAGTATTTACATAACTCTTTTCTTTTCATTCCTCGAATTTGTTTGTTTGTTTTCGTTTGTTTAAGACGATCAACATTATCGATCAATTTCCTTTTCATTTCCTCCACCTTGAATGGAAATTCTTTATTCTTTCTTTTTCCACATCTCTTTTCAGGCGTAGACATGATTGTATAAAGTTTGTTTTTTTTTCTCAACGACACAACTTACTAAAACTAAGATTTAAAAAAGTCATGGATACAAAAGAAAGATAGGTTATAAAAACAAGTTTTCTTTTATTGAGTTGCAAAAGAAGGTATAGCGTTTGCATTCTTCATTACTGTTTGTTGAAATAGAACAAATGTAGGACTAGTAAGTTTTGTATCTGAAAGAGAACCAAAGCCTTTTCTCCACATTTCTAATGTATCAAAGATTGATTGTTCTTTTTGTATAAGAGATTTATACTTTTCGATTAATTGAAACTTTTTCACTCTAAGTAACCCAAGTTGAGTTCCATTTAAGGCAAAAACTCTAGAATTTCCGGGTCTAACTTGTAAGCTAGTTGTAGAAGGATCAGCTACTTGAGCAAGAGTAGATTTTCCAAATATTCCTCTCCATTGTTTTGTTTGTAGCGCTTTATGAACTGCTTTAAATTGTTTTACGTCATTATCAACCTTTTTTGCTAGAGTATCAAAGTCTTTTAATTCTTCGTTAATCTTTGCATTTAATAAATTTTTATCACTGACTTCGGTAGGTGAAAGAGCGCTCAATACTAAAGCCTTTGAATAAAAGAGGTTATTTCTTCGAAGAATAAAGTAGTTTGAAACTAACACCATAAAGTTTTCAATAGATTCTTTTTCTACAGAATCTTTAAACTCTTTAGCCTTTTCGTCATCGTTTTTAATAAGTTCCATGTATTTTGTATAGATTTTTAACTTTTCCTCATTATCGCCTTCCAGAATGTTTTGTTTATCAAAGTCAATTTGAATCTTTGAGTTTGAAATATTAACAGATAAAGAATCTAAAGGTTCAGCAGCATTTTGAAAAGCAGGTTCCTCTGAACAAAGAGAATATTGTCCATCTAAATTCGCTTTACAAGCAGATATACATTTTTTCATATATTCTGAATATTCGTCTGCTCCAAAAACAAGCTTTTGTCCTTCTAATCCAGCAAGATTCGGAAAAGGGTTCACAATAAAAGCACATACTTGATCACTTACAACGCTAGAAAACTTTTTTGATTCTTCTTCTTGTTTTTTAGCAATAGCCTGTTTCTTTTGTTGCGCTTGAGTGTTACCCATTAACCCTTTTTTCTTTATTCTTCAAAAAACGATTGGTTGAAAGATTCAATCTACACAGAGGACATTAACTTTTTTATTTAAAACACATCATTCGTTTTTCTGAAAAAAACAAGACAAGAGATTATTAACAAATTTGTTTGATAAGAGGAAAAAGTTTGTAATAAAGATTCCAAAAGTCTTTCAATTGTTTATCGTTTTGATCAAAGTTGTTTAATTGAAGGGTTTTATAAGTCTTTTCATTTTGTTTTTTTGTATAGAGGCGAAATACAAATTCACGATAAGTTAGAATCTGTTCAATCAATATTTGTTTTACTTTGTTTATGGAAAACTTTGATAATTTAATAAACAAATTACAAACAAGAATAACATAAGCTCTAGTCTTCTTTTTCATTGAATACTCGATAATTCCTTGTCGAAAAGTCTCGAAAGAATAAAGATGAAAAAAGTTATCTATGGTTTCTATTTATTTTGTTGTTTTTATTCCATAAGTTTCATCTATATAAATGATCGTCATAATGATTAGAGATATAATCGACATTGTAATTTTATTAGAGTCTTCTTCTAAACTCATTTCGGGTATGATTCTTTTGAAAAGCATTTGAACTTTTGGTTCTGAAGCAAAATCTCTCAATATGCATTCAGTTGCTTTATCCGATGGTTGATTAAAATAAATTTGTGCGTATTCCATAAGTTCTGCATTTTCCGCTTTAAACTTTTCTAGTAGTTCTCTGTCAAAATAGTTTTTATCCTTAGAATCGGATATTTTAGTATCAAAGTTGAATAAAACTTCTTTCTTGTTTCTTTTTGAAAATATCTCTTCTCCATCCTCTTGAATCGATCGTTTATTTGGTTGTTCCATCTTTTTGTTGTTTACTAGATAAACTTGATAGAAAAACTGGGCTTTTTAATCTTTATTACTTTTCGTTTTCATCGATGAAAAAAAAACAAAGTAGATGATGAAAATTTGATTTATAGCTTTGAGATTATTTGCGTTTTCTTGTAGCCGTATTTTAAGTACATGTAAATAATCATCGAGATATTAAAGCTAATCGATGTAAGATCAAATGTATCATATTGTTCGTTGTAAAACGAGATATTCTTTTCGAAAAACGATTTAACAAAACTTTGGTTTTCAAGGCCCGTAAAACCTTGTTCTTCTGTTCTTCTAGGATCTTGTTTTTCAAAAAAGGATTTAACTTGTTCCACAAATTCTTGATTCTTTAATCGAAACGATTCAAACATTTTCTCATCAATTTTCAATTGATTTTGCTGTCCAAACAAAGATAAACTATCTGATGCTTGATTTTCCATTGCTTTTGATGTCTATGAAAGCGAGCTCTTAAAATAATGTAATAAAAAAAGGATTTCAAGTTAGTAAATGCGTTTTATTTTTAATTAATCCGCTAAAAACAAGCAAGACCAAGAACAATGAAATAAAATGTATATCGGATTTTACAAAGTGTAACTTTTTTGGAAATAGATCAAAGAATTGTCTACAATGCTTTTTATCCTTTCTTGTTTTGGGAGAACTCCAAAAACTACATAAAGAACTTGCGGCGTCGATGAATTCTTTACAAGAAAACAGAGCTAAATTATTCTTTAAATATGTTTGTTGTTTTTGCATTAAAGAATCTTCTTCTAAAAACTTTATACAATCATCCGCTTTAGCTTCTTGAAATATCTTTGGAATTTGAAACAATGATAGATCCGAACAAGAATAAACATTTTTACTATCCATACTCAATTTCATATATGTTTTTTTTCTTTTCTTAAACTTCAATGATTCTACTTGAATGAAAAAGAAACTTAATCATCTTTCAAAAAAACCTCAAGTAAACTCATTTTGGGTTATTCTTGTATTGGGGTTTAAATAATTATCAAAACGATAAGAGAAAAAAAAGAAGATAAAGTTATACAAAATCAAGAAGTTTTAACTCTTCACATCTTCTTTTACAATCTAAAGAAGTTCTTTTTGGTGTCATGTTAAGGTTATGAAATAGAGAATTGAATTGCTCCGAAATCAAAACCCAAATTCTTTCTTCTTTAAACTTGTATTTATCCAGTCTTAAAACCAAACTTTTAAGATTATGATCTTCTAGAGGCTCCCAATCAAACTTTTTAGAATGAATTAATCTCTTCAATTCTGATCTGCATTGAACATCGCTTCTGTTCTTAAATTGTTTTGCTATATCGGCCCAATAGACTTTTCCATTTTCATATTCTTTTTCTAATGTTTCTAACTCGCTAGGACTAAAGTGACTTTTATCCAAAGTAGGATTGATCACTCTATTGTATCGTTGGTAACACTGTGTTATCGTTCTGGTTTTTAATTTAGAAGCTATCTTTCCCCAGATTCCTGGAGTATTGCCTTCTTCTTTCATCATCTTTAAAATAACATCATCTTCTTTTCTTTTCCAATTATTTCGAGCTGAATACTTTCTAGGTTTCGGTTTACCAAATTCTTCTCGATCTTCTTCATTTTCAGATTCAGAATCCGAAGAGGATAAAGGTTCAAGATCTTCTTGTTCTTCTTCCAACTTTCTTTTCTTCTCCTTTTCTTTTGGTTTTGGATCCTCTTCTTTCGTTATGGTCTCTGTAGGTAAAGGATCTGTTTTTTGTAACAAGAGAGGCGAAATAACTCTATAGTCCTGAAACTCTAGAGTAGGATATTTAAATCCATTCGATTGGTTAAAATCATAGTATTGAAACATCTTTTTCTTCTGTTTTTACTTAAACAACTTGATCAAGAACATGTCTCTTCTTTTGTTTTTTAAACGTAATAACCAAATTACTTACCTTAGTATACTAACCATGTACTTTCGCTGCTTCTTATTCGCAAGTCTCTTAACATTATACTTTGTTGAGCTAAAAAGATCCTTCTTTATTGTAATAAAACCCTTTTTCAAACTACATTCTATTTTGTCTTATTATTATTACTTTCGGTCATTAAAATATGACAAAACTATCTTGATTGCCATATTTCAGCTATCTTTAAAGCATATTTTCTACGTCTTTACAACCTTATTCCGACCATCTTCTATTACCATAAATTTGCCATTAAAAGTATCTCGTATACATGATTATCATATCTTTCTACATCGTTCTTTAAAAGAAATGATTGAAGCAATCAATCGATTGATTTTAAAAAACAAAAACAAAAAAGAAAAGGACTCATCAGAAAGAAGAAGCTTGAGGTCCTGTAACTTTTTTTTAAACGATTGAACCAATTGATGATGTACTACAATCGATTGCATGTAATCATTCGCTTAATCGCTCTTAAGACCTCTTAATTAAGTGGAATCGTTTCTTCAGAAAGAATAAAAAAAGATAAGTTCAAGGGTAGTAATTACTTTGTTTATTGTCGATAGAGAATAAGAATGGAAAATAGAGACGAGTTTATCGTAAGTGTAGAAGAATATATTTCAAAAACAGGACTTGTCGAAATCAGTTTTATAGAAAACAAACTAGACGATAGAAAAAGAGAGATCTTATACGACAAGTATTGGTCGAATATAAAAAAAGACATAGAAGAGAACGGGTTTTCTTTGAGATTAGACAAACAACATATCGAACCTATTCCAAAAGAAATAAAATGTATAGAGTTAAAGTATCATTTGATCTTTATTTGTAAAGACAAAAACGAAGAGAAAGAGAATTGGATTTATGTTGGTTCCGAAGAGTTAATAAAACAACCTCTTTGGGTCCAAAAGTTTGGTTTTAAACACATGAAATACATAGAAACAATAAACAAACAACTATTGAATCCAAAGAAATTGGTAAAAATCATAGACGATGAAAAAGAGATCATGATAAAGGCGATATTTGCTCAAAAAGTTTTACTTTATTATCCGAATATTGATCAAATAAAAGAAAAACAAACGTTTAGTATGATCGACTTTGAAGGAAACTTTATTAGTGGATTGACAAGAGTAAATGGAAACATCCTAACCTCTATTGGTCATATCCTAGATCCAAATCAAATCGGATTCATTATTAATGAGTAATAAGTTAAAAATAAATTTTGGTTTTACTCTTGTAAAATGATATCAATGTCTTCTGGGTTGATCTTTTTTGGTTTTTCGACCTTTTCTTTAGCTTTTTTACCCTTAGGAACGTATTCTAATCCTTCATTGGCGACTTCTGGATGTTTCTCTTTCCAATCAGGATCATATTGTTGTTGACATAGTGTTTTCCACCAATCAGCTCCAATAGTAAAAGGTTCGTGTTTAAGTTGAGCTCTATACCAAAATACTCTGTCTTCTAATTTTACAGCTCTAGTTCCAATATCAAGAACCAAACAACGGCAATCTTCTGTAGCTTTTGCAAAGACTTTAATAAAGGTTTTTAATCCTCCACAAGTAGCAAATGCTCCACCAAATTCCTTATATAAAGTTTTGAAATCATCTTCCGATGAAACTCTAAAACAAAAAATATGACTTAGTTGTTTTCTATGTTCTTTGATTAATTGATAAATATATTGTACCAAATGCCAAAAATGAGCGTGATAATTTCTTGAGTTTGAATAAACCCAACCCCAAACTCCATCTTTATAAAGAGTTTTTCCTTTTTCATTACAATCATCAATAACCAACCCAGCCCTTGGGTCATGATAGAATTCTAATGGATCAGAGTCTGGTATTCCCCATTTATCACAAACAACATACTGTCTTTTTTTAAACTTGTAAACTTTTTCCAATATTTTATCAACATCTGGAGAGTCATGAATGACTCCAGGAGAAGGAACAAAACGACTATAAGCTCTATTAGCGCTTTCTGAAGGATTTACAATCATCCATGCAGGAATGTCCATATTTGCTTTCATCATTTCAATCATTAACTTTGTTTTTCCACTTCCTGAAGCTCCAATCAAACCGATTCTCTTTCCTTCATTTTTATCACCAAGTAATTTTAAATCGTAGCGTTTCAAGATGATTGTATCCGTACATCTTAAAAGATTATCAGGAAGAGCGCTCAAATGTTTTGCATCTGGATTTACGATTGTTTTGATTCCATTCTTTGGAACATTTCTCAATGCTAATGTGTTTTTATTCTTTTCGATTTCTTGCTTTGTCTTCTTTTCAGTCAAAGGATTTCCAGTTTGTATTTTCGGTCTTAAAAAACTATTCATTTTCTCTGTTTGTTTTTTATACTCTATTCTCTATCCTACATGCTTTCAAAAAAACTTCAATATGGATTTCTAGTTTCGAGAGAAAGTTGTTTACAAAATTAAAGTGTTAAATGTTGTCTATTTCGGTGTAAAAGTCAGAAGAAATACAGTATTTTGGAGAAACAGGACTTGCAACATAGAAGAATAGTTTGTCTTTTAGCTCTGTAGATTCTACAGTACGATCAAATACCAAAAATCTATGATCTTTTACAATGGTTGTAAATAAATCATCAAATGAATTCCATTCGCCATAGTTTTTAAAAAGCTCAGAAAAGAATGTGTTATAAATCTCTTTTCTGCTTGAAAGATTGGAAGGTCCAAAGAAGTAAACGTCTCCTAGTTGTTTGATTTCAGTAACTTGAAAGCCCTTAGAGTTAAACAGGTAATCAGAGGTTAAGAAGATTGTAGAGCCAAAGGGTTCTTTATTTTTGAATATCCAATGAAAGTCAAAGTCGGGTTTTATGTATAAAGGAAAGGGATCAATTACTAAACAACTTTGAACCCATGATTTATAAGTATCTTTTCCAGATTCGTTATAAACCTTTTCTTGTCTTTGAATAAAATGATTTACATTCTCTTCAAAATTATGATTAAATAACATTGACTTTGAAGGTATCCTTGATATATATTTATGGTTCGAATAAGGATCATAAATCTTCCAAGTTTCTATGTCTATAAATTCTTGCATTAAATCAACCACTAAATGAGTCTTTCCGTATCCTGGAGATCCACTAATAAAAATCCTTTTACCATTATTCGATCTTAGTTTTTTAATATCAAACTTTTCGAGAAGAATAGACTCTATTCCACAAGTAGTTTCAGGTATTGGAAATTTAGGTTTAGTCGGAATAGTAGGAGGTCCGATAGAAAATATCTTTGATTCTTCTCCCTTTTTTGTTTTTGCTCCAAAAGGATCTCCCTTTATTGAATCTGAATTCAACGTAGGTTTTAAAGATTTATATCCTTTTTCCATTCGATGTAGCTTTTAAAAAAACTCGTTTCTACATGAATAACGATAAAGTAAACAAAATTTAACAAATAATTGATTTAACGTTGCTTTACTTTCAGAATCAATCAAACAAGAAACTTTTGGTTTTGTGAAATCAAAAAAAATTGTATGAGTACGAAAAAGAGTGATAAACAAGTGTTGAAAGAACTGTATGACTTTTGTAAAAATGTTCAGTGGTCTCCTTTATCAGAGCATAAAGACAAGTATGAATTAGAAGATCCAAATCCTAGATCTACTGCTTTCCCACGTAAAATACTAAAGAGGATTTATGCGCTTCTTTTTCCGAATAATAAAAC